CTAAGAAGTTTGAGTGAAGCAACTGGTATAGCTATTGTATTAGTCAGCCATTTACGCAGACCACAAGGACAATCACATGAATCTGGCAGAGATGTTGATACATCAGACTTGAGAGGTAGTCATAGTCTTCTTCAGTTATCTGATGTCGTGTTATCTGCATCAAGAAACCAAACAGGAGAAGCTAGTGAGAGACAGCGATTGCAACTAAAGGTGTTGAAATCAAGACATACTGGTATGACAGGAGAAGTAGATAAATTACTGTACGACCAGAAGACAGGTCGG